CATCTCGTCGATGCAGGGCACGGCTATATACACGTCTTGATATTTTGTTTGAACGATAGCCTCAGGCTCTTTGCCTGCGCAGCCAAAAAGCGATAGGACGATACAAAAAAGCCCGATTTTAGCGCGCAAGCTCATCAAATATCCTTTCGCATCGCTCCAGCTTCTCCTCGCAGTTTTGCGCCGCGAGCGGCTTTATGCTCTCAAATTTGCGTTTTGCTTTTTCTTGCGTCTTTTTTAAGTCGGGCTTTTTTACTTCAAGCTCCTTAAATTTTGCGTTTTGCAGGTCCATTTTTGCATTGCACTCGCTTAGATTTGCAGCCGAAATTTGCAGGTTTGCTTCTTTTATCGCGAGTTCTTTTTGCGCTTCTGCTAGCCCCGCTTTTGCGTCCTTGATGTCGTCTTTTAATTTCCAAATTTCAACCCCAAGCCCCAGCATTACGCCTGCAAGAGCGCCGATTACGATTAGCCAAAGTTTGTTTGCGATTAGAAAATTCATTCCACTAATACCCAGTCGCTACCGAGGACGTCGGTTTGGCTAGCTACCCACGGAACAATCTCGCCGTCGATCGTTTTCATATCGACGTGAGAGCGATAATCGACCTCCGCCCCCTCGCCGAAGATAGATAAAAGCGGTTCGCGATTTACGGTAAATTTAGACCCTTCAACTAAAAACAAAAACATCCCCTTACCGTTCCAACCTTTGCGCGCTACTCTTTTGCCTTGTTTTAAAAATCGTATCGCAGCGCCGAAATCAAACCCCTCGGAGATGTTTTGATAAGTGGCTTCAAAGACATTTTTAGGCGACCACGAGATATAGCCGTCAAAATTCGGGTGATTCTTTTTGCTATCGACATACTCTACAAGATAACCCTCGTCATTCGGATTTTCCTCCGCAGGCACTGTCCAACCGCGCAACTTGTTGTATTCCAAGCGATTCATCGGTATCGCTTTAATCTCCTTGGTTCCTACGTATTTTTGCATTGCTTCTCCTTTATTTGAGTAAATTTATAAGAAATACGGCCGTTAAGACAACGGCAACTATAATCACGAATTTCCTTGTGGACGGCTTCATTGTTTTATCCTTTTAAACGGATTTACCGCCCACACCGTCTGAAGCACCTTTTTATCGTTCTCGTCCATATACGTGTGTTTGTTGTCGGTGCGCATTCCGACTATATCCATCAGTTTCCACCCTAGATAGATACGGCAATACCATTTTGATTTGCCATATCTGATCTCGCGGTAATACCCGAAACGCTCGCGTCCGTCTTTTAGCTTGCAAGTGACGAGGCACTCGGTATTCTTTTGCCCTTTGTTATAGGTCGCTAGCGTATCGCCGATCGCACGCACGCTGTTTGCGTCTATGTCCTCGACTTTGACGCCCAGGTACTTTGCGCTGAAGTTTCCTATGCGGTTGCGATACAACCAGCAAAGGCGAGCGAAGTACGTGCGGTTCTTGCCGTTTGGATAGTGTTCGTTTCTCCAGCCGTCGTCTCCGTTGATACCGTAATCGGGGTCATCGAACCAAGAAGCCCACTTGGGCAAATTTTCGCTTTTTTCGTCGCAAGCTAGCAGCGCAAAAGGCACGATGAAAAAGTGCAAAATCTCGATAGGAATTTCAACCGCGAAATTACGCGCTACTTGAGAAATTTGTTTAAAACTTAACATAGCTCTACCACTTTCTTATCCGGACCGATGAGCCGAGCGAGCTTCTTAGATTGCTTTCGCTTACGCTATCTATCGACGAGCTAACGCCAAATTGAGACAACCCGGAATTTACGTTTAGAAAATTTCCGGCAGATACGGACTTTAACTTTTTAAACGTGACTCCAAAAACATTTGGAAAATTACAAAAAGACCCCGTTCCGGTAATGCTTTCCAAGGACGGTAAAAATAAATTATCTCCAGTTCTAAGGTTGTTAAAGCTATTTCCTTCTACCCTTTGCAGTCCATCCATCTTTATAAACCAAGGATGACATCTATTAAAACAGTTTTTTACGCTTTTTATTTTCGGTACTATCAGACGATCAAAAGAGCCCATATCGTTAAAGCAATTTTCCCCCAAACTCTCAAGACTAGGCAACTCTAACTTAACGTATTCTTGCGTTAGATTTCCAAACATAAAGTCGTCGTTAAAGTTATTCGCCCCTATGGAAACTATTTGGGAAAAATCTATTTTGTTTTTATGCCATGCGGGGATTTGAGCTCTTATGTTTGTAGTGAAATTTTCGGGTATTCTTTTCCCCCAAACTATCATTCCGTCGGGTTCTACCCTTGCTACGTCCGGATAAGACTCTTTAGTCTTGCCCCCGAGAAAAAATGCGCCTTTTAACATTATGCGGCCTTTTTAATAAATTGGACGATGATTTTATTGTCAAACGGGTTGATAAAATAAGACAAAAAGACGTAGCCTTTGCCGTAAGTAGCATCGTCGGGATTAATTATTTGAAAATCGCTCGAAAGACTCATAACCCCATTGCCATGGATATATATTAGTCCGCTTTTCCCTCTATTCTGCTCTGCCGTGATATTGGTAGCCGTAAGCTGTCCCGAGATATTTTGGCCGACGAAATTTACGCCCTGCGTAAAATCTATAGTATTACCTGAAAGATTTTGCGCTACCGTATATCCGTTAAGTTCGCTTTTGCTAGCATAAGAGCTTAGCTGCGATTTTAGGGCGTAGTTTGCCTTTTCCGAGTTATACGTCGCGGCGTCTAGCTTCGCGTTAAGCTCTGTTTTATTAGCCAAATTTGCAGTCTTTGTCGTTATTAGCTCATTTGCTTTTGCCTCGCCTATCTTTGCGTTTAGCTCCTCTTTAGTAGCTAGCCCGCTCACGTCTACGCTGCCCGATGTTTCGCCTTTTTTGGCGTATGTTTCGTCTATCTTTTTGCTAGAAAACGTTTTATTTTCCGCCGCGGTCGTATCGTCGATAGGCGTTTTTTGTTTTAGCTCTTCTACCGCACTCGCGAGCTCGCTCACGGCCTCGCTTACTAGCTGCTTAGCCTTTTCTTCGCTTACGCCGGCGCCGTTTTCTTTGATTTTAGCGAGGATCTCTTCAGCCTTGGCCAAAGACTGCTTTAGCGGCTCCAGCCTTTGGGCTACGGCGTTAAATTCGGCTATCTTTGCGTCCATCTCGCCGCTTTTGTTATCAAAGCTGTTTTTAGCCAGCTTTATCTCCACCGATATTGTTTCCAAACGGCTCAAATTTAGCTCTTTGATCTTCTCGCTAAGAGCCAAAATTTCCTTACAAATTTGCGTAAATTCTTTTTCGTTTTGCATTTTTTCTCCTTGTGTTTTTTGGGCGGCTACGGTCTTATTCTTGCTCTCATCACTCTATCTAGGTCTCTTAGATCGGCCCTATCTTGATACTTACCGTTTTGAAAATCCATAAATTTGTATATGAATTTCCTACAACTTAGACTTTTACATTTTGCGCGGTCGGCCATGTAAAAGTCTAAATTATTTAAAAATTCCTCGTCCCAAAGAAAATACGTCCCGACCTCAGAGCCGATCTCGTAGGGCTTGGCGTATCCTTTGGCCCCGAGCGCGCTTTCGAGGTCGCAACTCGCGTCGTCAAAGTTACTCGTTTCGTATTCACAAAGGGATTCGAGATACAACTTGTTAAATTTAAAACGATCCTTGTCGTCCCCGGCTCTTGCCGCGGCGATACCGTAGCCTAGAGCCGCCAGCAGGCTCTCGTCTTCGTAGTCCATCTCGTCCGTCCCCGCGCGAGGAGGGCGAAATTTAGCTACGAAGTATTTTTTTGAGAGATAGTAGTCTACGTCTATGTTTCTATCGTCTATCTCGATCTTTTCCAAGACCGTTATAGCCCTATGTATCTTCGCCGCGGTTTGACGCATTAGCGATCTAAACTCGTCGTCTCCGCATATTTTTACACCGCGGCGAGTATTGATTTCGTATAGGTTTTTAAACTCCGAAAAAGTCATCTTTGCTCCTCAGCCAAGCCAAGGCCGTCGGCCCCCGCTTAAACTTTCAGGTTTTTAAGCCAAGCAAACGCGACAGGCGTACATACGCGAAGCGTAAATTCGCTCAGCACTTCCTTTTCGACCGCGTCGTTACTGGTCGGCAGCTCATTGACTTCCATAGGGCGCCAATTTACCTTGAATATATCATCGCTTCTAAAGGCAATGATTTCGTTTTGTTCAAGGAACGGGTTTAGCAGTACCTTTACGTGGCCGTATGTGTTTTTTACCGCTAGCACTTCGCTCTCTAGGTATTTTTCGGTCATATTCGCCTGCTTGATCTTGTCTAGGATGTCAAGCAACCTATCGTTTTGCTTGTCGTTTACCATCATGAACTCATACGGTCTGCCTTTGCTCCAACCGATTTTAAACAGATTTCTTATCATCTGCATCGTTAGATCGGTATTAGTCGCATCAATCGTATTGACCGCCGTAGAAAAGCTCTTAAGCCCGCCGCATTTGCCTATCACGGGCGTTCCCGTATTTACCCTCTGCACCGCCGTTTGGCCGGAGAGTAAGATCTTTTCGATAGACTTTTTATGCTCTACCGAACTAAATTCGCCCTGCTTTGTTAGGCTACCCTTACCTTGCGTGTCAGTCGTAGGTTTTTGCGAGCCGGAAACGCCGTAGGTGTTTTTAACTATCTGGAAGTGATTTATGAGCTCGCCGCCCGTATAATACTTCGCAGCCGCTTTCGGCCCGCCCTCTGCGTGGGCGTTATTTAGATCGCCGTCCGGCAACTCGTCGTAGCTCCACTTGTGCCCCATGGCGGCCCTTGATGACCTGTCTATTGGGGCGCCAAGCGATATCGCGCTATAAAAAGGAGTCGTCTCCCACCCTATTTGCTTTATTGATTTTTCTAAAAGAGCGCCTGAGCTTCCAAACGCCTCTTCCGTCGTCATTAATCCAGTTTTAACCGGCATTTTTTACTCCTTAAAAGAATCTTGAATAAAAGGCCTGCTTCTCGCTATCGCTAGCCTCGCCTTTGTTTATCTTGCCGATGAGCTCCTTTACGCTCACGCCGCCGCCCGTTCCTCGCGCTATGTCGAATTCATCCTCCGTCTGCTCCTGCGCCTTGCCGTGGAAAAATTTTAGATAGACGTTTTCAAGCCCGACCGGAGTGAGTAGCGCGTCGCCCGCGCCGGGATTTTTCTCGTCGATTTCCAAAATCTTATCCGTGATTTTTCGCATATCAAAATCGGGATAACTCTTCCTAAAATCCGTCTCCATCTGCGAAAGTTGCGCGGCTTGGCGCATTCTTTGAAAGTCCGCATACTCTTCTTTATTGAGTTTTACGGAGTCGTCAGTGCTCGCCTCGGCTCGCGACTGGGCCTGGGCGGACGTTTTAGTTTCCGCCTGTGCCTGTGGTTTATCTGCGGTTTTTACGGCTGCCTGGGCTTCTTGCGTTTGCGTCTCCTCTGCAGCCGCCAGCCCCTCCAAATCCTGATCGTATACGTCCGGCATTAATTACCTCCTAAATTTAAATCCTGCGGCTCGTTTGCCTTAGGCGCGTTATCTTTGCTCTTCTCTGCTTTCTTGGCCATCTCTTTTAGCTTTTTATTCTCGACTTCAAGTTTTTGAATTTCCTGCGTCAAAGTTAAATTTTCGCCCGCAGCCGTGCTTATGCGGTCTTGCAAATTTGCGCACTCCTCCTTGAAGCGCTCAGCCTCGCCTCTACCCTCTAGCATTTCAGCCTTCAAGCGTTCGATCTCGTTTTTGGCTTTAGCTAGCTCGGCGGCTAGGTTTTCCGCACCGGACGGCGCGCACATCATCTCGAACTCTGCCGCCTCGTTTTGCGGCATAGCTTCCCACTCTTGCTCGCTTATGATATTCACGGAGGCAAAGCCGCCCTCGCCTTTATCTCGCACCACCACGTCGCCGATGCTTCCGCCGCTGATCTGCCCTTCGTCTTCGCCTTTTTTGTAGACGCTAAGCCCGTTCGTGGCCAAAGCGACGATAACACCCAAAACCTCGTATTGGTCCCTATACGCCATGTCCTCTCCTTTAAAATTTTTATTATTTTATTTACCCGCGTCCTAAAAAAAGTATAAAATTTTAAGACGATACCCATAGCTACACTCCGCCATTTGCCAAAGCCACCATCTCTATCTCCTCCTCGCTCGGTTCTCTTTGCGCCTGAACTTCTTGCTCCGCTTGCTCCTGCGCCGTTTGAGCCCGCTCCATAGCCTGGGCTTGCGCCGCCTCTTGCATCGCCGACATCTGAGCCATAGCCTCGTCTACCTGCTCTATCGGAGCGTTTTCGCCCAGGATTAGAGTTAGCACCTCTTTGATTATTTCGCCCGTTATTTTCGGCGAGCTTATTTGATTTTGCGCTAGCACGCCCAGCAAGCCGTTTAGTTGATTGATCTTTACTTCGTTTGCTATCGTCGTGCCGAAATTTACCGAAACGTCAAAGTCTAGGCGGTTCGCCTTTCTTTGCGCAAGCGTGCCGATCACGTCTATCACGCTCTCATCTTCGGTGATTTTTACGAATTCATCGTCGCTTACGAAGCGATAGAGCAGCTCTACGAAGTGCTGCGCGTAGCTTGAGAGCATAGTTTCTAGCAGGGTCTGCATCATGCTTTCTATTCTCATCGAGCTTGCGGCGTTTACCGTTTGTAGCGCGCCCATAGCGCGGCGATCGCTCGGGCTAGTTTGCCCGGTCATTACGCTATTTACGCCGGTTGCTATCTCGTATTCTTTGCCGAGCATATTTATCTCTTCGCTTAGCTGATACGTAGGCGGCGTCGGAAACGGCATTATCACGTCGCTCACCCTAGCGCCTATGTCCGTTTCTACCCTGATGACCTTTTTCCTCGCCATCACGTCGCTTACCGCCACCGCGCCCCTAGCTTTATCCACTACGAACGACGGATCTATTTGATTTTCGGTGATGTCGATTTTTTGATTGCGCTTGATGTTGTATTCTTCTTGGATTTCTTTGACGATTTCCGGCACGCACGAGCCGTATACGGCGTTTTCGTTTTCGCGCATGCTCTCCTCGATGCTTGGCATCGCGTCTATACAGTAGCCGAAGTGAAACGGCAGAGTCGAAAATTTCGTCTCTCTTACCAAGAAATCATTAGCAAAGCTCTTTAGCTCCCACATCTGGCGGCCGTTTACGTAGATTTTTTTGTAGATATCCTTCATCTGCACCCTCTGGCTCCACTCTACCTTTGAGCCTAGGATGAGATCTTTGTCTTTACCTTTATAAAATTTCGTTTTGATTTTTTCTTCGACCTGGCGCACCGATTGACGCCATTTGTAGCAGACGTATTCTATGTCGTTGATGTCGCTTGCGTATTTGTCAAAGGCTAGATCGGTGATAGGAATGAAGCGAGTGGCGATATCGCCTTGCTCTTTGTCGTAAAAAAGATTTACTATGCCTAGCGGCAGATATAGCGCGCTAAGGACTGCCTTGCTAAGCCCTACTCGGTGCTCTTTTTTCTTCCATCGGTTTTTGAGTACCGCCGTGAGCGCGTTTTGCAGGATTAGATCGTCGTCGCTTCTGCGCCCGACGCGAGTGATTTCGATCGGGCAGCGATCGCTCATGAAGCTTGTTTTAAATATCGCATGTATGATAAAAACGGTGGTTTTGATGAGCGGAACGTAGAGCTTTGAGCGGCTACGCTCGGAGTTTTTGAGCTTGCTCGTTCGCTTGTCGTCTTTGTATGTGGCTAGAAACGCCGCTTCGCATTTTAAAAATCTTTCTTTATGGTTTTCAAGATCTCTAAATGCTTTTTCGATTAAATTTAAGTCGTTATCCATCTAAACGCCGTCCTTACTTCACAGCCCGGCAAAGCCCGTCTTTACGAGCGGGGATTTCATCCCCCGCGCCCCTAGCTAAAGACTCGTCCGACTTCGCGAACCGCGGTTTTTTGACGATAGTTTAGATTATGAGTTTCCTAAAAAACGTATAAAAATTACTTTTTGCAGTCCTAAACCCAAAAATTTCAGTCTATTCTGCATACCGTTCATATTTTAAATTTTATAAAATTTTTATCATAGATGCTATATACTACTTTTATTTAGGAGAATTTATGGAGCTATACGACTTTGCTTATTGCGGTGATTTTAACGAAAAAATAAAACGATTAAAAGAAATGATTATCGATGAAAATTGGGGAAAACCCAAAAACGGTAAAGATTTTCCGGTTTTACATAACTATATAGCGCACTATTTTAAAAAAATACATCAAGATAATCAAATCGCTTATGCAGAAAACGAAAACGGCGAGAAAATAGCTTGCTTTAATACCGGCTTACTAACTAACACGTATAATGATATCTATGCTTACTTTGTCAAAAATAAAAACCAGAATTCGTCTCAAGAATGGTTTTTGGTTGAATTCTTAACGGGCAATTCGATAAAATTATCAAAAATAGCGGAGCTACCTAGAATAGCGACCTTTTTTAACTCGATCGACGACCTATTTTTCGATACGAAACTAGAACTTAGACTAAATGCCGAACATATATTACGAGATAACTACGAAAGATTTCCCGATGAGCTTAAACAATATAATAATATTATGCTCGTTAATCTTCTTGAGGGCGCTATAAAAATAGCCAAGAAAAAAATCGAGAGAAATTACAAGACGGCGGTTCCACAATTTTTTGACAACAAAATTCAGTTTTTGATTCCATTATGCCTACTCGACACGCAAAAACCCGATATAGCTATCGCCATTAGTAAAGATACGAACTATTATTACGGCGCGACTTGTTTAACTATGGATATGGCTTATAATAATGCTAGGCTAATAGTAAAACCCGAAAGCGACTGGCTTAGACTAAGCGATGATTAAGCAATTCTTTAATATAATTACATCATTAGATTTTACAAAAGTTTCAGATTAGTCTTATAACAATTACTTTTTTGGTCGGGTTGAACCCGACCTTTTTCTTTTTACTCTTTAATTTCTTTATTTCCCAAATTCTCGAAAGTTCCATAAAAACTTCCAGTTTTTTTTAAAACGTTTTGTTTAAACTCTTTATTTATATATGACATATAGGCTATTTTTATAACCTCTCGTGCAGCTATGGTTTATAAAAGCTGTTTACAAATTTTAAGCGCAGATTAAATTTTTAAGCGCGGATTAATTAGATATCTAATATAATCCTCCCGATGTTCGTTAGGCAAGATCCGTTCGAGCCTAACAAGAAAAGCGAGGATGTCCTCGCTTTCTCTATTTTTTTATTATTAAATTTCAAATCATCTCAGCTTTCTATATCCCTTTTTGCCCGTATACGGATTTACGTTGCCTTTCGTGCTGTAGTTATTTAGCTTCGTACCGTCTTTTTTGGTTTTATAGTGCGGCATGACGTATGTTCCGTTTTTCTTCATATATCCGCGCGTTCTTTGCGTACCTTCGGCTACGCTAGCCAAAACAAACAGCGCGAGCATACATGCTAAAATTTTTCTAAACATGGCTTTCTCCTTATGATTACCTGACTCATAAAACTAAAATTTTAATTTATTCTTATTTATTGCTTACGAAAAACGTTAGAATTTTTTATTTTAAATGTTGCTTTTTGGTGCTCCTTCAATATATTCTAAAGCACTATTCTCTATGTTGCCATTGGATGCTAGATCACCACCATTCTTTATGGTATTATTTTCCTTGCCCATTGATGCTGTTTTTGTCTCCATATTGTCTGCAACCCCATATCCCAACCTTTGCTTTTTTGCTAAATTTATCAGCTTATGTAATGATATAAAAATCATAGAAGTAAAATTTATTGCCGTAAACCCTATCGAAAAGTTAATCAAAAGCTCATATAATGGCTCTTTGCTCTCGCCGCCAAATATTAAAACTATAGATAAGATAATAGTTATACACCCGCTTCGTATTAGGTCTCGGGGCTTGTAGTCTACATACGCCGCAAACAAATAAAACAAATAATATCCCACATAATGTTCGTATGCCTTGCCAAATACTATGCGACAAACCACAGCCTCAACCAGCACAAAAATAGCAATATAAAATACGGCAGCAAGCATCGGTTTTATCGCATCTTTAGGCTTATACCCAATAAGGGTCAAACCTATATATACCAAAACAAGTGTCAGCATCGCCATAGCAAAAATAATAAACCCGAAATTTTGTAAAACTATTTCCTTCATTATTCTTGCCTATCCCAATTATTTTGCGTATTATTGTCGCCGATTTGATTGTTGCCGCCGTGGATTTGTATATTATATATTTTTGTATCGCCTCTCTTTTTTCTTCCAACTTCTTGAGAAAATTTCACCCATAGCCATACAGGATCATCCTCGTGCTTAAAAACAAAATCAGCATCTAAAATTTCATAATATGCAATACCCAAGAACTCCAAAAATTCTTCAGCAGCCGTCACTGCATTACTATATCCGGCATTACTTTTAGCATCTTCTCTAAAAAGCATTAGCTCCTTTACCTCAAAAACGCTAATTTCATTTTCGATATCGCTTGCACTAAGGCCGATATTTTTAGTTCGGCGCTTATCGTCCTCGAGCATACTTACACTCCTTTAGTAAATTTTTCCTTTTCTTCCTCTAGACGCTCGATAAATTTTCTAAGCATAGCATTGCTGCCGTATTCATCAAATAGCCTTACAAACTCGCCCCATATCTCACCCCTATCTATTTCGCTTAAACCGTTGTTTTGTATATTTGAGTTACCGACTTGGTTATTACCGCCGTGGATTGTATTATTTGATATATTTACTCCGCTTTCTAAATACTCAAGTGAGACGTTTAGTTTGGTGGCGATTTCCAAAAGCCTTCCCCTCGGAATTTTCTTTCTATTTTTCCAATTATCAAGCGTTCCGTATTGAATTTCTAAAATTTCGCACATTTGTTTATCCGTTTTTACTCCGAGCACGGCGCGCATTCTCGCCAAAACAGCCTCCAAATTTTCCATTTTTCATCCTTTTAAGATAAAATTTGATATGATTACTCTTGACATTACTATCATTTGATAGTATAATTCCCTCAAATATTTAACCAAAACGTTAAAATGCTTTAACATTATAGCGTAAAAAGGGGGTTTAAATGGATAAAAAACAAAACTCGGCGTGTGATATCGTAGCCGTTACGCAACGTATAGATATGGCTAGAAGGCTGCTTGACTACGGTAAAAACGATTTTGCCAAGAAGGTGCTTAACACCACTAGGGTTTCCTACTGGAGCGTTATCAAAGAAAACAGGCCGCCTTTATCATGGATAATACTACTTGCGGATCAACATGGCTTTTCGATCAAGTGGTTGTTATTCGGTGAAGGTGAAATTTTTAACAAAAGGAGAAGCGATGTCTGAGTTTGAAAAACAAGAGGCCGTAAGGTCGTTTTTAAAAACAGAGCTGGATAAGTATAGGCTTGAGATTAGCGTCCTAGAAGCTAAGCTAAAGGACGCGAACGAGCGAAAACAAACCGCCCATATTATCTACCCGGAGGTCGTGGGCGTAGAGACGAAAGACGCCAGAGGCTTCCTCGAGGACGCGTTAAAATGCGCCCAATTGCCGTCGAGCGACGTAGTAGCGCGGCTACTGGAGTTTATGGACAAGCTAGACGGCGCGGACGAAACGCCGGGCGAGACCGCGACGCAGGCGGAGACGAAAACGGCGAAAGACGAAACAAAAGCGGACGAAAAACCGGCCGCGAAGTCTCCCTCTCAGGTTCTTTACGAAACGGTCAGAGCCTTAAGGCACTTTAGCGATTATGATGCCGAACGCATAGTATTAGCTTTATACGGGTATTTCGTCGCCGTCGAGGATAACTATTCTAAGCGTCGGCCTTAGGGGCACTTTTGTTATGCTCATCGTCTTTAAAGATTGCGGTCTTGATTTCGTTAAAAGCTTTAGCGATATCTCGCGCGAGTTCGTCTTTATTTGACGACTTAAAAGCGCCTTCTTGCGCGGCGAGCCTTACAAGTTCTAGGGTTATTTCGTATTGGTTCATTGTTTTAGCTCCTTTGGGTTGGGTTTTGTTTTGCAGCTTGATTACACCCAAAGGGGCTTAAAGAGTGAATTTGATTAAAAGGATATTCGATGACCGAGCAATTCGCATTCGGAGTTATCGCTATCGTCGTCTGCGCTTTCGTCGGAGGCGCTATACTGACGCTGGGAACGCTAGCCCTAATTTTACGCAAAAAAGGCTAAGCTATGACTGCGACGAGGGATTACGTGCGCATAGACCACGCTTCTATTTTGCAAACATGCAAGAAAAATCTGCAAAATTTGAGCTACCTAGACCGCAAAAACAACCGTCATGATCGCTTTTTGATTTTGGAGCATGCCCTCTTCGTAAAGCAAAACTACCTTTGCCCGCACTTTGACGAGGTGGCAGATTGGTACTACAAGGCTCTTGAATGCGCCGCCAGCGAAAGCGCGCTTGCGGACTACGTAGCCAAACATACCGGCAAAAACAAGGCCGCGATATATTTTTATTTCAGGCGTTTTCGTTTCAAAAACCCGGGTTTCGCACGCGAAGTCGTAGAAATTTTAAAAAAATTTATAAAAGAAAATAATCTTTTTGCGGAGATTGGTGATGAGTAAAATATCCCTCGCCACTCTCTTTTCAGGCATAGGCGCGCCAGAGTTTGCCGCTCGCGAAGTATTTGATAACACAAAAACGATATTCGCCTGCGAGATAGACAAATTCGCCCGACTTAGCTACCTAGCCAATCACGACACCCCGTTAGCTTTTTACGAGGATGTTTGCGATCTTGACGCCAAAGCTTACGCCGGGCAAATAGATATTTTGATCGGCGGCAGCCCTTGTCAAGACTTTTCAATCGCAGGCCAACGCGCGGGCGAGGGCGGAGAAAGGGGCAATCTAATATGGCAGTTTTACCGCGTCGTTAGCGAGGCTCGCCCTAAGGTTTTCGTTTATGAAAACGTCAAGGGGTTTTTGTCCATCAACGGCGGCAAAAGCTATCAAAGGTTTTTAGATGCTTTGCGAGGACTAGGCTACCTTTGCCACGCCGAAATCCTAAACACCAAAGACTACGGCATCCCGCAAAATAGGGAGCGGCTTTATATCGTAGGTTTTTTAGACGCCCGCGAATACCATGCTTTTTCGCTAGCGCCTAAAACCGGTTGCGGACGGCTGGCTGATTTTTTGGATGCGAGCGTAGATGAAAAATACTTTTTGAGCGATAGGGCTTTGGCGTATTTTCATAGCAAACATCCAAAATTTAACGGCAAATTTAAGCCTAGAAACGAAAACGAAAGTGTCGCGACCACCATAACGACAAACCCGGGGCACCGCAGAACGGATATGTTTATCAAAGTCGCTGGCGAGCTCGATATACCTACATTTAAAAGAGCAAGGCAAATTTATGATACAGACGGAGTGAGCCCAACACTATTGACGGCCAAGAACAATCAAGAAACGCCCAAAGTTATTCAAAGGTCAAGGGGGTTTAATAAAGGCGCCGAGTTTGAACTTTGCCCTACGATTAGCTCAAATAGCTTTGAGCAAAACAATCTGCCAAAAGGCGAGCGCATACGCAAGCTAACCCCTAGAGAGTGTTTACGCCTGCAAGGTTTTCCCGAGGGCTTTAATATCGTCGTGAGTGATACGCAGGCGTATAAGCAAGCCGGAAACGCAATGAGCGTAAACGTCGTAAAAATGATTTTCGAGCAGATAAAGCTCGCAAAAAATAAAGAATTTAGACTGGTCGGATAGGCAAATATATGAGCGATAGCATTTTTCAGACGATAAAACAAACGGTGTCCAAACACGATTTTAAAGATTTTATCCAAAGCGTTTATAGTATCGAGTTTAAAGGCGGCAACGCCTTTTGTCCGTTTCACGATCACAACAACGCCACCCCTAGCCTAGGCATAAACTCCGACGCTAGCGGTGCGTATTTCAAGTGCTTTGCTTGCAATACTAGCGGCGATATCGTTAAATTCGTCGAGCTAAAAGAGCAAATTTCGCCGCTTCAAGCGGCCAAAAGGGTTTGCGATCACTTCGGTATCCCAAATGCAATAAACGCAAAAGAGATGACCGAAGAGGAAAAGAAAGCCTACGAGGCGCACCAAGCCGTGCTCAAAGCCGAAAATGAAGCTCGCATGAAAAAAGAGGCCGCAGAGCGCGCGAACAAGGAAGCCAAACTCAAATTTAGACTATCCAAAACCGCTCCGCAGCTCGTGGAAAATAAATTAAAAAATTACGATTTGATTAAGGATCAAATTTCGGCTCTATTCCCGACGCCTAGCGATAGCTTTGACGCATATAGCCGCGAACTTATCGGGTATAGCTTCGAGCATAAAAGCCTGGCCGTCATCATCAGAGACGCCGCCGGCACGCCGGTAAATATAAAATATAGAGAGAAATTTGCCTACGATGCTAGCAAGGGAGAGCTAACTAGCGAGCGAATGCCCGGCAAATGGATCGGCGAGAGCGGCGCGCACGCTAGTCCGTTTCCGCTAAATTTTTACGCCGACTATAAAGGCGATAAGGTAGTTATTTGCGAGGGCGAAAAAGACGCGCTCAATCTGATGTGCTTTGACGTATGCGCCTTGACTTTAGGCGGCGTAACGGCCAGCTGGGAAGAGCACAAAGAGCTTTTGCGAGACAAGCACGTTTTCATCTGGTTCGATCACGACGAAGCAGGCTATGAAAACGCTATCAAGAAATTTTATGAGATAAAAGACGTCGCCAAAAGTATCCGCATCGTGCTATTTTATATGATAGGTAAAAACTTTTCAAAAGGCTACGACATCAGCGATTATCTTTACGACTTCGCCTTTAAATTTCAGGGCGCTAGTCCGCTCGAGACGGTCGCTTTTAGTTGCTTTGAGCCGACGAATGTCGTTATAGACGAGATTTGCGAATACTTCCCGAACCTTTCGGCAAAGTTAGATAAATTTAAACAAAATTTGCCTATCAAAGAATTTCGCCAAATCAAAGCCGAGATAATGGCGCAAGATATCGAAGGCAACTTTATAAATATTTTCCCCGTCAAAGGCGAGCTAGACGACAAATACGTCGACGAAGTGTTAAAAAACGCAAAAGAGCTAGAAAGAAAATCGGGCGAGAGATACGAGGCGTTTAAAAAAGCATATATCCAAAATTTTCTTTTAACCGAACAAGAGGAACAAAATTTCGAGCGTTTTTCAAAGGCTTTTAGCGAAGCCCTCCGCATCAACAAAACTATGCGCACAAACTATCATCAAACGCACATAACGGATATGGTCGCGAGTCTAAATCAAACGTTTTTAAAACTAGGTTACCGCCTTGGCGAGTATAAAAAGAATTTGCACGTTTGGGCGAGTAATCACTTTATGCAAATCGACGCCAACGCGCTTGCTAAATTTATCCACACGCACTGGATGGCCGCGGCGTACGTGGATAAGAAAAAGCAAAGCCGCGAAAACGTAAATAAAATCGTAGAGGATTTAACGAGTTTATCGCTAAATTTAGACGAGATCAAAGCTCACGAGTCGCGCCGCGTTATAAACCTGCTAAACGGTACAATCTTTATCAGCAAAAACGGCGTCATCACCTTTAAAGAAAAACACGACTACAAAGACGCCGCGACGAATATCTTAAAATTTAACTACGATACATCGGCCAAGTGCCCGAAATGGACTAAATTTTTGCGCGACGTCACGAGCGACGAGGATGACATAAAAACGCTTATGGAGTTTATCGGCTACTGCTTTATGCCTAGCCACGAGTTTGAAAGTTTTTTGTTTTTATACGGTAAAAGCGGCGCGAACGGCAAGAGCGTAATCCTAGACACCATCAGAAACTTTTTCGGCGAGGATAACGTCTCGTCCCTGCAGCTTCAGCAGTTTGAGGGGCACCAACTTTGCGCGCTTACGAATAAACTCTTAAATATCGGCTCCGAGATCGACAAAAACGGCACCGATAAAGGCCAACTAGCAAATTTAAAAGCTATCGTTAGCACCAAAGACGCGATCACTATAAACCCGAAAAACGAAGAGCCTTATTCATTGCTTCCTAGCGAAAAGCCCAAACTTGCGTTTGCCGGTAACGAAAAACCAAAAAGCGGCATCGATAACGGCGTATTTAGGCGTATGCTGCTTATCGTCTTTGACAAAGAGGTAAAAGATAATCAAAAAATACGCGGTCTTAGCGATCGCTTCAGCGACGAGTTGGCGGGTATTTTTAACATGGCGCTCGAGGGGTTAAAACGCCTCATCAAGCAAAACAAATTTACGCGCTCTAAACGCATGCAAACCGAGCTAGAGGATTATAGAGATAGCGTAAATCCGCTTCGCACTTTCGTTAAAGACGCTATCGTTGCAGACGCGGATTATTTTGTGCCGTCGGTACCGCTTTATAAAATTTATCTAGCGTACATGAACGACAAAGGCGGCAAGCCTATAGCGCAAAAAAACTTTGCCCAGGCTTTGCGCGACGAGCTTACTCTAGCGGGTATTAACTGCTCTTACGGCCAAAAACGAATGCCCGTAAATTACGTCGGCGTCGGCGAGAGACCTAGATGCTTTTTTGGTTTTAGGGTTAGCAGCGACAATCTCGACTTTGACAGCATAAAGATAGAAAACGGCGGCGAAATCATAATAAATCAAATGAGCTATTACCAAGCGGGCGGAGCAAAATCCGATGAAAACTAATCTTTCTTTGCGGCTCACGATGATTTTAAATAAAAATATCTACAAAGCGTCCTATTTTAGGGCGTTTGATAGATGTTTTACATCTGGGGCGGCTCGCTTCTGGCTCACGATTTTTATTTGTCGTGAGCCAGCGATTTACCCTATTTTTGGGGCTTGGCGGGCTGTTGGCTCGCAATCTCGCCATTTTTGCCCCTATATCGGTTTGAAATCGTTTTTTGTTTTTCAAAAATTTTTTTCATAACCTATATATAAAAAAATGATGAGCCAAAGAGAATTCTTAAGCTATTAAACATCGGTAAAATCGGGTTTAACTGTTGGCTCACATTGTTTAACCTTATGAGCCAAAGAGTTTATAGAATTACGTATTTTAGGGGTTTGGGGCGGCTCACGGTTTTTTGATAATCGTGAGCCATGCGAGACAGCAAAGGGAAAAACATGAAGCAGATGAACGAAACGCAGCAAAAAGCCTTCGAGATATATCTTGATAGCGCGACGTTTGAGACCGACTATAAGCCCATCAGCGAGGAGCAGCTAGCCGCCAAACTAGACGCTCTAGGGCTAAAAGGCTCTAGTAGCTCTATAAATCGCTGGAAAAAGGATTTTAACTGGGTGCAGGCCTTACAAAACAAGGTAACGCTAGCTATGAGCGAGGATAAGCAAACAAGGAATTTGATTCAAAAATCCAGCCTAGAAAGCGCGGTTAAAAACACGAAAGTAGATTTAGATAGAAACAATGTCTTAATTGCGGCAAGCTATCAAATTTTAGAAAAAGAGGCTAGACGTATTATCGAAAAGCAAAACGAGCAAGGCTACGTAAGCAAAGACGACATGGAGATAGTTAAATTTTTTAGCACGCTTTCTACCGCTAGACACGACAAGATGCTAGACCGCCTAGCCCTCATGCCGCCTGAGGCCGTTTCAGCGCAGCAGATTTTGTCTCGCCTAAATGATATCACGATCGAGGTCGAGGACGACGCCATCGACGCGGAGGTGCAAGATGAAAAAGATATCGATTAAAATTTTGGCGGCTTTGGCGCTAGTTTTAGTTTTCGCGATATTTCAAAATTTAGCAAATTTATAGGTTACGGCGCCGCCGAAAACGGTGGTGTGCTTTAGGTGGGTGCAGGGAGCGAAGCTTTCGCCAGGAGCTTGGGCTTAGCTCAAGCAAGGAGTAAAATATTTTATAAAGGAGAAAAAGATGGTTTTACCTATTTTAAAGATACGCCCTAGCGGCCAAAAACTCGTTTACGACGTTTTGATGTTGGATTACGCCGCAAAGAGGGTTAAATTTATGCTGGACCCCAAAAAAGAGATGACCATGGAGCGCGCCATCGAGGACGGCGACGAGATATTCGCGGACACTGTGACACCAAAAGAACGAAATTTATTTGAGGAGTAAAAAATGAAAAACGAATTTTACGGTGCGGCCGCAAGCCGCGGTGTGCTTCAGGTGGGTCGAGGGAGCGTAGCTTCTCGCCGAAGTGCGGGCTTTGCTCGTGCGAGGAGTTTGAGATGAACATAGGTTATTTCAAACGCAAAAGTTACAAAAATGCCGAGGGTGCAGACATAGGATACGTGGGCGGCGCGATATTCGTGCCGTTTCTACAGCCTTTAGAGGTCGTTATGTTGAACTCTAGCGCCGAGGATAAAAAGAAAAATCCCGAGTTTCCCGATTTTCAGCTAGCGATGCAAAAAGCCAAAGGCTATGAGGGTGGCAGGCAGATCATAGGCGCGCTTTGGCGCAGGCAGAGCAAAGACCGAACTAAAAACTACATAAGCGGCTTTATCGAGACTCCCGCCGTACCGGGCTATAAAGTCTATATCGCTCTTTTTGATGCCGGCGAAAACGCCAAAGAGGACGTTTTATACGACATAGTTTGGAACGCTCCTAAACGCGAACGGGGTCAGGACGTACCGCCTGCTAGCGGGGATTTAGACGCGAGCTACTACGCCGACGAAGAAACTATACCGTTTTAAGGAGTGCGCGATGGAAGTTATTAAAATTTACGTTTGTAGCCCATATTCGGCATTCGGCGACGACAAGAAAACGGCGCGCGAGGTAGCGATCAAGGCTCTTGCCGAGGCCAACGAGTATTTTAACGGCGACGAGAGGTATGAGCTTTTTAGTCCCGTACTTAACAACGCGCGGTATAGGAATCTAGAATATGACGAGGTTATGAAAATTTGCCTAAAACAGCTTGATTCTTGCGGCGCGATATTCGTACCTAGCGAAAAAACCTGCGATTATCGTATCACCCAAGACTCAAAAGGTATTTTGATGGAAGTAAATCACGCCTTGCTAAACGGCTATAGGGTTTACGACCCGGGCGCGCTGTTTGGGGCGATTGAGGTATAGGATAAATGATGGCAACAGTAGGACTAATGGCGTATTTTTATGTTAAAAATATCTAAAGCGAACGAGATAACGCAAGATCTAAAGGCTATAATAGACGAACTGGCCGAGCTTGAAAAGCGTATAGATAGCGTAAAACTACAAATTGATTTAGCTCACGGTTCGAGCAGGCGACCTTACGAAGCCTGGATAAACGAGCTAAAAGAGATAAAAGAAATTCTAAAAAGGATCAGAAAATGAACGATGAAATAATCGTTTTACGAAAAAGCGAGCTAAGGTCAGTCGTAGCCGAGAGCGTAAAAGCGGCAGTAGAGGATAAATTCGACGCGCTTAAGGGCTTTATGGAAAATTTAGTCCTTAAAAAGGATCTGCCGCGCTGGATAAAAGGCGACAAAGCTGCGGCCGAGCTTTTAGGCATTAGCGCGCAAGCTTTAAGACTAAGGCGTAAAAACGGCTACCTTAGGGAGGGTTTGGATTTTGTCAGGAAATCTGATAAAATCGTTCTTTACGATACCGACGCCTTGCTTAATCTTAAAGGAAAGTAAAAATGCAAGTTAAGATTACGACTAGAGGCGAGTTCCTTTACTTAGAATACGAGCAAAACGGCAAACGCGTGCGTAAAAGCTCAGGCCTAAAGGATACTAAAGCAAACGTCGCTTACGTTTATCGCAACATAATCCCCGAGCTAGAGCGCAAGCTAAACGCGGGCGTGGATACGACCAAGAGCTACAAGCTAAGTTATTTCTTAGATAGAGTTATGGCAAAAACCAGAGCCGAGCGAAAAATAAACACTATACGCGTATATGCATACGGCATAAGAAGTTTTATACAAGAAGTCGGGGATAAAGACGTAAGCAGCTACGGCGTACGCGACATAGAGGATTTTTTGAGAAATTTAAACGCTAAGACGGCGCGAGCCTACATCGCGCCGATCTCTCTAGCTTTTAGATTAGCCGTAAAATACGACATTATAACAAAAAACCCCTGCTCTTACGCTGATTTCCCAAAGATAAAGAAAAAAGAGCGGCGAGCATTTGATAAGCAAAGCGTAAAATCTCTGATAGACTACGCTACGGGGGAGCTAAAGACTTTTCTTTTTATCGCTTTTTACACGGGCGCCAGGGCTAAAGAAATTTTAGCCCTAACGTGGAACGATATAAAAAGCGACGAGATAATCATAAGCAAAACCCTCGCACAAAATACCGTAAATAGCCCAAAAAACGGTAAGACTAGGCGCATTATTATGCCCGAGGCTTTAAAAGAATATTTAGAGGGGCTGGATAAAAGCGGCGAGCGTATATTAAAAACGGAATACCGCACTATCGCAAAGAAATTTAAAGAGCTACAAACAACTTTAGGGCTGGTTCCACAAAGCCTACATATTACGCGCCATACTTACGCTAGCTTGCTTATAGACGCTGGCGTAAAGCCTACGCTAGCCCAAGAGATGCTAGGGCATAGCTCGCTCGTTATGACTAGCTTATATACTCATTATCTAAAAAATCAAAACGACAAAACCGAGCTAGAAAAAGCGCTTTTTTAG